TGAACATGTTGTATATGAACTAATGTCTGATACGACATCGCATCTATCTCTATCTGCGTCATTGAATCCTTGTCTATGTTATCTAAAAACTTTGCTAATTGTCCGCCAATTATTCTCGCACCAAGTGGTGGAACGGAGTTACCTATCTGTAGTCGAACTTCAGCCGGTGTCCCATAGAAGACGAAGTCATCCGGGAAGGATTGTAGTCTAGCCCGTTCCCTATTAGTAAGAGCCCTGTTCTCCTCCCAGTGATACCCGTGAGTTCCACCACCCCCATTACCTATAATTGTGGGGCTTGGGAGGTTAGGGTTGAGTTTCTTATATATGTTACTCATTAGTCCCTTTACCTTAAACCCCTCTGGCAAGTCCTCGAAGTTACCACCAGGTGGTATATGACTTAACTTTGCTATAGTCTCTGCTGAATGCTTTGTATGTTTGTTGTTGTGGAAGACACACTCTACTCCATGCAGGGCGGTGCTAGAACTAACATGTGTGTTAAGATGTGTCTCAACAGGCCACTCGAACTCACCCTTAATATCGTTCCTTATACCTATAATAATAACTCGTTCCCTAATCTGTGGAACACCATAATCAGCGAACTTAATTAGTTTGTGGATTACATTATAGCCAACTTCGGAGAATGCTTGCGTAATAGTTGAGAACGCTTTGCCATCGTTTGCCGATAGTAACCCTTTAACATTCTCAGCCATAAACATCTTTGGTTTCTTTTCAGCTACGGCTGCTACGAAATGCTTATAAAGATTTCCACCCTCTGTGCCTAGACCAGCACGTTTACCCGACATACTGAACGACTGGCATGGAAACCCACCCACCATTATATCACAATCTGGTATAGTGGATAAATCCACATCCTCTATATCGCTAAATACTGTGGTACATTCTGGGAAGTTAGCCTCAAAGGTGTCCATTGTGTGAGCGAGGTTGTCATTAGCCCAAACAGTTTCAAATCTTTCGGACTGTTCTAGTCCGAGGTCAAGTCCACCACATCCGGTAAATAGACTAACCATTTTATACTTTTTCAATATATGTGAATTGGTTTTATTATAAAAAAGCTACCCTATGAAAGAGTAGCATTGTCATTATCTGCGATAAAGAATAGTCTACTCTCTCGTATTTATATATTACCCGAATCGGTTTGGTACTGCGCAAAGCTTGTTCGAGGTGATTGAGACTGACTATTTAGATGGGACAACATTGACTACCTATTTAATTGTTTATTCTAAGTATACATCATTATAAACAGGTAGTCAAGTGTTTTACAGTCTTTTTACATTAAATCAAAAATAGTTGTACGTGGGAGCACAAACCCTTTGAACTTGTTCTCAGCAGCCCAATCGTGCCAACGGGTTCCATCTAGAACATCGTCGGTGAAGTGGGACAGCCATATCTTCTCTCGTACCTCGAGCGGTAATGTTGCCAGCTCGGTCCAGTGGGCATGAACACCACTCTTGAATCCGGTCTCGCAATCGTGGATAATCACATCCGCCTTATTGTAGTATTCCGAGATCTGGTTTGGGTTGTGTTGTGTATCTGTTGTAAGGAACCAGTTTAGCCCAAGAGGGCTTTCAATCATTAATCCAAATGCTGGTACCACCATTCGGTCATTAACAATGTGAATCATTTGTACTAGGTCAAACCGGTGTGTTAGCACCACAAAAGACCCGTTGTCTGCTATTGACTTAACGTCGAAGTACGTCTCCAAGGTGTTGCTTTTCCCTGCGAGACTTTCCATGCCACCACTCATTGTCTTATTCCAAATGTCATCCACCAGTTTATTGGAGATGAATAGTTGGATCTTTCTCTCGCGGGTTGGGTCAAAGTAGGATTTAAACCCAAGGGTTTCTAATCCACCACAATGATCCCCGTGCTGGTGGGAGATATACACACCATCAATATCTTTTACACTTAATCCCGCAAGTGGGAGGGAATGTTTAATGTCACTCCCAGCGTCAATAAGAAGCCTGTAGACCACAGAATTCTTTGTTGAATCCTTGTACCATGTGATTAAGGCATTGGTGTGGAGGTTCTTTTCACCAAAGGCACTGCCTGTGCCCAGGTAAATCATTTCTGTATAGTAACTCATTTTAATCCTTTTGTGAGTTTTGTATCTCATAAATCTTATTTGCTAGTTTTTTGAACCCGCCATTGTGGTCGTACTCACTCCAAGGCTTGCAAAAAATCTTATTTATTTTCTGTCTTTTTTCACATATTTCACCACCAACTGGAGCTGGATGAATGTTTCCAACAATTCCTTGCTCTAGTCTCCTTATTCCTCTAGAAGCCCATCTTGTGTCATGTCTATTATAAAAACAGAAGTTTAAAATGTCCCCAATCTGTTTTCTAGTTAATGGGTAATAGTTATTAACTACTCCATGTTGAACCTCAAACCACAATTGAGGGGTATTGGACATTATCTCATCGTGTGTTAGTTCTAGTTGATGGGTTCTTTTGTGTAATTCTTGTGATACTGACAGGCATATTTCTTCTTCTTGTTCTGGATTGTACGGACTTACAATAAGTTGTACTCTCTTAGAGCCTACCCTTGTTTCTTCAACGTTTAGGAATTTGTCTACAACGTAAATAGCAGTTGCTAGTGTTTCAGTTCTAATATATCGAGGAGTAATTCTGAGTCTGGAGAAACAAAAATGTCTATCTTATCTGTAATATCAAAACCGTCTTGTTTCCTCGAACCCTGAACAGCACGAACGAATTCCCTGGCAAGATATTCTCTGTGCAACTCCGGGGTAACTTCAATACATAACACAATTGTTAAAAAATTGTTATTATTTACTAAGTGGGTGTTATCTTCTTGTGGCAGTTGGTCTTTGTAAACCAGAGATACTTTCTTCACGTTTGTTTCGTCCGATATAGTGGTTAGGCACTCGGTAATCATTTCAGAGGAGACTAGCTCATTAAATATGTGGTTGCTCATCTCTTCATCACCAAGGGCGTTAAAGATTATATCTTTATATTCTTCGTCGCTAATCACCTTAGCGTATTCACTTAAAAAATTTTCAGCTAGACCACATATTTGTAATACGGGCAATGGTTGTCTAATTCTTAGCTGTTTTTTATTTCTTAAAGAATGAAGGGAGGTACAAACATTTCTGGTAATTTCAACCAGGGTTTCTAAAATTAAATCCCTCATAATTACTTCCCTTTCTATGTGGAATATCCGTGTCTTCTATATTTTCTTATACCACAAAAATTAGACTTTTTTTTCAAAATTAAAATAAACATCTTATTGTTATTGACATTCGTTATCAAATACTTTATATTTAAGTAAAGCACTATAACACACAACAAAGACGGAACAAATGTATTTATTTCCAAACCCAAAAGAAGATTATGAAAACCTTAAATATTTGGTTAAACATAAATACCATGTCTACAAGGCCGGTAGAGCTCTTGGGTTACCTAGAGGGCAGTTACTCAAGCATGACCTCTCGAAGCTCTCTCCGTCAGAGTGGACCCCCTACAAGACGTTCTTTTTCAATAAGAAGCATACGCCAAGGGACTACGACAAATTCCGGCAGGCCGTAACTAGTCACCACTATCCAAACAATCCCCACCACGGGCAATACTGGAAATCGAGGGGACAGAATATGCCACGCAAGTTCAAGTTAGAACAACTGGCAGATTGGTACGGCGCAGGTAAGGCCCAGGGGCGTATAAGCAAAAACCAAAACTTTATTGATTGGTTAGATATGAAAGCGAAACAAAGCAATGAATAAAAAAGCAGCATTTCAGGATATGTTTATGCCTCAACAGGCACCTAACACACTAGAACAACTTCAACAAAAGCAAATGCTTCTCTTAAAAACCATGGAGAGAAAAGAACCAACACTTCTTCAGAAAATGATAAGAGCGGGTATGTTTGCATCGGTAGGATTCCTAGCTGCAACAGTTCTAGGATTCGACCCCATAGCCGTAGCGGCCACGGCTGCAGCCGGTAGTACAATACATAAAACAGCAGAAGGAAACAAAAAAATGGGTAAATTATTCAAAACAGCATCAGACAAATCTGATAGCAAACGTAAGATTCTTGTAGGAATGGCTGCTGGCATTGGGCTAGCCGCAGGCGGGGCCGTAGGTTATCGCATGAAGGGCGAAACTATTGCAAATGCACTAAATAAAATAGTGTCAAAAGCACCTGCGGGTGTGAAAGGTAGAGTTGCAAAGGCAACCAGTGGAATGAAGAATCGTTCGTTTAAAAGAGCCGTAGGAGCTCCAGCCAAGGTTTATGCAGCCGGGGGGAGACGTGCAGGTGCTAGTGCTAAGGACGCAGTGACCACTCAGTTTAATAAAGCAAAGACAAAGGTAACTGGTGCATATGGTACTGGCAAAGCTGCCGTAACCAATAAGTTCAACCAGGCAAGAGCAAAGTTTACCAGTAAAAAATAATGTACCTAGTCCCACATAAAAGATACGTGTATCTTCTATTTCTTCGTAGATTGCCATTTACAACGATAAATGAGGAACTAGTTAAGATAGGGCTACATCCTATAACTGAACAGTTCTACAAAGAAGTTAAATCTGATTTGACAGAGTTACTCCCGCTATATATGGCCGACTACAAAGTAGTCGTAGCGGGGGTCGAGATTCCGATGGAAGTCGTAGATCAGATGGGCATTAGGGAGCTCTATGCGTACAAATATGATAAACGTTACTTCGTGTCTACCGACAACGATGTTGAGTTTTACATAGATAAGGCACTCAAGACACTGTCAAATCCAAACAATGCTGTACCACTAAAGGTATTAGCTATGGCGGGTATAGATATACCGGAGATAGAGCTATATGTGAATTCACGCAGGGGTACAGCTTTAGACACGAGAGTGTTTGAATATTTCTTTAAATATTTCTTTGATGTATTTGATTGGACATTTGAAGAGCGTAAGTACTATCAAAAAGTTGAACCGAACTCCGATCTAAAGGCACTATATGACCACGCATTAGATACCACAAATATGGACATAAATATGTTGGTTTGGAAGTTGGGGTTCTACCCGGATGTTAGTATGCACGAGATGTTATCCAATATCTTTACGGAATCCTATTATCTATTTAAGACTACTAAGAAACGTAATCCTGACCAGGCTCAGAAATGGGCATCAACTGCTATGAGGTTATTTGGTGAGCTTAAAGAGATGGACAATAAACAAGACACCACCTTAAGCATGTTGGAAGATATACAACTTGGAATGCGCAGTGTAAATCCCAATGCCGACATACCTGTTTTCGATCCAGATAATGACGATGATGACGAGAGTAATGTGGTAGCAAAGCCCGGGTTAGACACAACCAAGGAAATAGAAATATACAATGGCGATCTCTAGAGGTAAACCACGCTCCCCAGTAATAAGAGCTGATAGGAAACCTCTTCTTTTATCACGTAGTGAGTTAGCAGAAGCACATTTCTTTTTAAATAGTAGACCATTTTCTTTAGATAACTATCCTATGTCTAAAATGATATATGATACTGATCCGGCACAAACGGTGGTTCTTAAGTGTAGTCGCCAGGTTTCTAAATCCACAACAATTGCTAACATCATACTTGCGAATAGTATATTATTACCACAGGACCCAACACAACAAAATGCAACTGCTTCTGGGTTTAGAACACTTTATTTAAGTCCATCAGTGGATCAGACAAATGAGTTCTCTAGTGTACGGTTAGCGCCTGTTATGGAAGAGTCTCCGTTTATAAAGAACTACTATTTAACCAACAAGCTCAAGAACAATATTGGGTTTAAATCGTTTCTTAATAAAGCGACAGTTAAACTAAAATATGTTGGCCCCGATCCCAAGGGAATCCGTGGCATTTCCTTCGACGCAATGATGTTAGATGAGGCACAGGACCTAAACACCGGCTCGATTGATATTGCCACTTACGGTAATACAACCTCATTATATAAGTGGATATGGGTGGCTGGAACTCCACAACGCAAAATCGGGACACTAGCCGACTATTGGTTTAAATCCACCATGAACGAGTGGATAGTAAAGTGTTCGGGGTGCAATAAACATAATATGCTCTTAGAGGCCAACATTGGCCTCAAGGGGGTAATCTGTGCTAAGTGTGGTAAACTACTAAATGTTAGAGAAGGTAGGTGGGAGTGCACTAATCCCCAAGCCCGTCAAGAACTTAGTGTCTCTGAAGGTTTCAGATTTTGTAAATTAAACTTTGTAGACGCCCCGTTTATTGACTGGGAAAAAGATGTATTATTCCCGTATAAAAATGAAACAAACATAGCCCACTTTTATAATGAGAGCCTTGGGCTTGAGTATGATGATGGTTCTGGTCTTATCACCAAAGAACAGATAAAAGCGTGTTGTGACTCGAACTATTTAAATCCAGAACCACTGCAGACGGTCGATGTCTTACACAGGTCTAGACCTTCATTTATGGGAATTGATTGGGGTCCGCCAGATAGTACTAAATCATATACTCTTGTTGTAATTATACAAGTAGACGAATATCGTAGACCGGTAATAAAGTTCTTAAAACGTTATGAGGGCGCGGAAGCTGACTTTGCTAATCTCCATAAGGAAATACCAAAGCTAGTAGAACACTGGAAGGTGCGTATTATTGGGGCCGACCGTGGAATGGGAGAAGCTTCTAATTCAGAACTTAGAGATAGATGCCCACACACAAAGGTAGTAGAATTTTATCATAACTCTACAATGAAGGAAAGTTTAACGTGGAAGAATGATGGGAAGTATTTTTTAGTAAACAGGGGTAAGTTCTTACGTCAGTTTTTTAAGCTTATAACTAAACGTAATATAGTGTTTCCTAACTATAATTCAATAGAACACCCTTATGTAGATGATATGACAGCAATAGTTCCGGTTTATGATGAACTAAAGAACATAACAAGTTATTCAAATTCAATGCCGGATGACACAGTTCATGCAATACTTTTTGGAATGCTGGCAACGCATTTGAGTGGTACTATTATAAAACATTTAATACCAGGTGTTTAATTATGAAAAAACTATCAGCATTTGACTTAGAATATTATGGCAAGACCGTCTCTCAAGAGTTCTTGTCTAACAAGATACCATCACTAAATGAAGGTATTTTGAAGATAGCAAATACAAACGATTTAACCAGCGACCAAGTCCGCAGAATAGTGGAAGAGGCAAACGTAGCAACACACCTTGCCACACAGGCGGGTCTTGCGAAAGATACGCCAGCGGACCAATATGTTGACTTTGATGTTGCAGACTATAATAAAATAAAAGAATCTATGACGGCCAATACAACAAAGACAGCAACTGATTTTTATAATCTTGATTATGAAAGTGGACCATCCAGACAAAGATTTAGAACACATATATCTGTCTCATCAAAGGATGAAAAAGATAGATCGCTTCAAAAAATAGCAGAGAACAGAGACGTAGAGATGCAGCTCCGTAAATACTTGGACGATAGAGAAGAAGTTAAATATAAATTCGATGAACAGCTTGAAAAGACATATCAACTAGTCAAGCATGCTGCACTGGACCCAGACCAACCGACTTTCTATGAAATAAAAACAGCCCTAGATATAACTACTGCTGATGATAAATTAACATCTGCCGTGACTAGTGCTGTATTTAATGAATTCAAGAACAGACTGACTAAGATAGGAGCTAAACTTGGTAGTTCTACCTTAACTAAAATTGCCGGGGTTCCTAATCCAGATAACGAACTTTTAATCTCTCTCCAAGAGACAATAAAACTTGCTGCTGCGTATAACGGATTACAAGCATCCTACCCGTCCGCTATAGAGGGGTTAGAAGAACCCAAACGTTCAAGAATTAAACGATATTTACAAGATGTGCACTTAGCTCGTAGAAAGGCTAGTACTAAACTAACAACACCAACACCGGGCCACGAGCCACTAGTGTCATGGAGAGGAAACTAATGAATAACGATGATTTAAAGAAACTGGCAGCTAACCCGTTCGGGGCAGGGCGTAGAGTAGGCCACAGCATTTTTAACACAATTAGACGAGCAAAATCTTCTGTTCGTCCGAGTGCAACAATTAATTTCAATGAGGGGTTTGAGGCTGGAAAGGCTAGCGTGGCCCAAAGTACCAATGTGTCTAAACTCACCAACCTTATACAAGAAAAACTACCACTGGCTTTAGGAATAGCTGGTGTTGGTTTGGCTATATCACAAAGTGATAAGTTGGTTAATAAGGGGGTGGAAGCTGTTGAGAAGGCACGCTATCGTAATACCATGGACACCAAGATTGATAAACTTATAATGCTCAATCCACAACTAGCTAAGTATGATCGCGAGGTGCTTAAATTATACTACGACCAATTACATCATTTTGCACCGCATATAGCCAATAACTCACTAGCGGCGGCGTCTTATATGCAATCAATACTTGCTGCGTATAAAGATACTGGAACCCCTATAAATATTATTGATACTATTGCTAAGATTCAAAGCTATGGAGATAAACGCAAGGACGGTAATCTTAAACTTCTAATGCCAGGGCTAAACTCAGCGTCCAGTGACATTGACTTCAAGGGTTTCCTTCCTTCAGGTAAGTAAGGAATAAATAAATGATAAAATACATTGATATTGAACCATATGATTCAAGGACAGGGGCAAAAAACGTAACCGTTTATACCCCGGGCGTAAATACCGCCCTAGAGAAAACAGCAAATGTATCCGATGAAATTGAAAAGTTTCTGGAAACACTAAAGCCCGACCCCGACCACTCATATCTACTCATCAACGCCATGGGTGCCGATGAGTACTATGGTTGCAACGCTAATGGTGATGGATTCCCAGAGAAGGCATTGAAACAATACTACCCAACGTTTAAGGAAACAGCAAAGGTCTTTCAACTTCATAAGAATAAAGACGGCGACCCTCAATACGGTAGTGTTATGTTTGCATTTTATAATCCTCGCATGCACAGAGTTGAATTAGTATTGGATATAAACCGCCGGTCAGACCCCGCGCTAGCGGAACGCATAGATGGTGGTGAGATGCTTCCATTCTCAATGGGATGTAAGGTTCCATATGATGAGTGTAGCAATTGTCATAACCGCGCAAAGACCCGCGCTCAATATTGCGAACACCTTCAACCATTCTCAATAAAAACAGTAGACCCATATACCGGAAAGAAGAATTATGCCATTAACGATACCGATCTTAAGTTCTTTGACATAAGTATTGTTCGCAGACCCGCAGACAGGACTGCATATGCAATGCGTAAGGTTGCTGAGGAAGGATACATAGACGAAGAGGAAATAGGAACCCAAATAGCAAACTATATCTCGAAAGATAGTGGTTTACTAGATTATTTTTCAAAAATAATAAAAAAATAGGTAAATACTATTGACAATAAGTCATAAAGATTTATAATTAATATTAGAAGAACATAATTAATTCAACAAACGGAGAACACAAAAATGTCAAATCAAACAAGCGAAGCGGTGCTGGAAAAATTAGCCGCAATGTTTAGTGAAGCCCCGGAGGTTGCTGAGCCAAAGGTCGAAGATATAGAAGCGATTTTGAAGAAACATGCCGAAGCCATCACGGAACAAGTTGTAGAAAATCTTCAAAAAATTGCTACAGGTGATGTTGGTATTACACCAGAATCCGCAGCTATAGTCGAGAAACCTCAGGTTCAGATTCCTCGTGGAGATGTAAACCCTAAACTACGCATGCTAATTCAGCAAATACTTGCTAAGCTAACAAACGGAGCTACTCAGCAGAACCCTGCTGGATACCTACAAGAGAATGGTGAGGTGTCTGTATTAGGCGCAACTACAGAAGCAAAAACTGCTGAAGAAAAAGCAACAGAATCAAAAGCTGAAATTATAGCTAAAATGGCCCTTGAATTACTGGACTAAAATTAACTTGGAGAAAAACGAAAATGAGTAAATTTTTTGAAAACAAACTAGCACAGATTGACGACGAAACTTTTGAGCTACTTGAGAAGTATGCTGAAGCAGCCGACGACATGTGTGCCGATTATTGCGAACAAAATCCCGGTGAAGATTATAACGAGGATGATGTTTCAGAGCTAGGTGTTCTGCTTATGCAACAAGCCGCAGCTAATGAAGAAGCAGAGATGTCAAAGACTGCCGAAGAAGACGAAAAAAATGATATCTATACAGCGGGTGTAGTGGCTGGAATGGTAAAATTCGCCGAAGCGGTTGTAGACGTTCGTTATAATGAGAATGACGTTGCTGCACTTGTTCAGGAACTTTCTGAAGTTATAGACGAGCTCTAAAAACTTCAGTAGGAGGTTAGATGACAGTAAATCTTGATAAGATCATAAAAGAAGTAAACTCTAGCAGTGAAGCTGAAGACCTCCAAAGTAAAAATACCGATAGCAGTTATATAACAAAAATAGCAGAAGTCTTCGGACAATATGCAAAGAAACAACAAAACGAAGTATTGGTAAAGGTTGCTGAATTATTTGTTGAGGCGACTAAGACAGCAGCACTGGTAGAGAAAAGAGACCTGGTAGATGAAATAATATCGGGTATGATAAAACAAGGTTCCTTAGAAGTTACAAAGCTTGATGAAACAACTAAACAACTAATGCAGAAATCTGACGAAGATTTAAAGATTCACATAAAAGCTTTAGAGCTTGTATCAGATGGAAGTGTCAAGTTGGGAACAATCTGTATGGAAGAAACAAATAATATTAATAATGGTTTTTCGGACCCATTCACGGCAATGAGAACCATCATTGATTATCTAAATTAATAATAGGAGATAAAAAATTATGTTAGAGTTAATCTCTGATGTGAACTACGCGGACCGGCTTGATTATCCAGCCGATGCTGGGCTGTTAGTCTCTGGCTATGAAGGTAGCTGGGTTACTATTAACAGTCAAGGAGAGGTGGAGCTAACCACTGGCATAGCTAGTGACGCGGTTGCTGTGTGGTCTGAAGGAAATCGTACTGGCACAGCGGGGTATACTGCTGATACTGCCAACACTGGTAAAGTGACTGTGTTGCGCGGGCATTATCGTGCATATACAGATCAGTACACTGGTTCTATTGCCCTTGGGGCAAAGCTTTCGGTCGGTGCTAATGGTAAATTAGTTACAGCGGCTGCACATCCGGACGATCTGGATGCTAACGCAGTGTGCCTGAAAGCCGCCTTTTCATACGTACGCAATAACACTACTTATACTGTTATTGAATACCAAACAAAATAAACTAGGGGATAATAGATATGTTTGAATATGATATGAGTGAATTAAACACTCGCCTGGTGGAAAACTTGGATAACAACGAGAATATGAGTAAGGTGGCGGATATTGGAGCCATGTTTATTCGTACTCGTATGCGCGAACTTTCGTTTGCACGCCGGATTCTTCCCCCAGTTCCGATTACCAAAGCCGAACTCACTCGTACTTTGGAAAACGACCAACTACACAAGATAATTGATATTGAGCCCAATTCATTTGCTCAGACCATAAACTTCCGTGGGGCTCCGCCTGCACGTTGGATTAATGGTGACCGTTATGCGGTAACTTTCTTCAAGATTAGTACACCTAAGTTCCAGAAGAATGAAATTGAGTTGATGGCGTATGAAATGCCCATTACTACCCTTATTGAATCAAGTTCTGTAAAGGACTTGCAGGCGATTGAGGATGAGGCATTTATTTCGGGTGTCGAGAGTGCAATCACAGAATCAGGTAAAACGTTAGATGTTACAACATTTAATACCGTGGATGGGTTGCTGGACCGTATAGTGTTCTTGAAACTTAAAACTTTGCTTGCTAATACTGGTAATACCGATACCCAAGGTACCCACAATTTCGATGCAAAGCGTTATGTTGCGAAGACTATCCTCATGAACCAAGAAGATTATGAAAAGATCGCTCTTTGGAATGTGGAGGACGCCGGTGACGGTTATGTTAGCCAAGCTGTTATTCAGGGAGCAACAACTCCTATGGTAATGGGTGCGCAAATTATAACCACTATCAAAGGTGAGTTGGTTCCGCCAGGAACTATGTATGCCTTTACTTCTCGTGAGTATCTTGGTCACTCCTTTATGTTAGGTGATACTAAGTTCTACATTGACAAGAAAGACGACATCGTCACATGGTCTGCTTCTGAGTACATTGGTTACGGCATAGGTAATGCTTATGCAATCGCTAAGGTCACTTGGACCAACTAATCTTAATAGATAAAAAAGACAAAAACAACAGAGGCTTCCACGAATGTGGAAGCCTCTTGTGTTATTATTACAGTTTGTGCCATTCTTCAACTATATGAAGTTCTGTATCCTCGTCTGCATATTTCAAAAGGAAGTTTGGGTTAATAACTTTAAAGTGTATACCCATAGCGACACTCTTCCATACGACTCCTTCTCGATGTACGTCGACTAGTGTCGATTTAGCTTTAGCATTATTTACCATTTCAGGTATTGTCTCAAACGTATGTTGGACTTCTTCAATTAAGGGTACACATGGAACATCCCATCCATCTGCAATGTGTGCCATTATTGAGTAGTTTAGTGTATGACTGCCCACCATATTAAATAGATATAATTCGTTCTTTGTACGTTTATACTTATTGTTTTGAACCCCCGGTCCAAGAATTTCACCTTGAATATAAACTAGGTCTCCGCCGGAGTATAAGCTTCTAGAGTCAAAGAATTCTTCTGTCAATTTCTTCTCAATTCCATACCGGCGAGTTACATCCCACCACGTAGACTGGTCTGGTTTTAGAAGTTGGAAATTTCTGGAACAGACCCCAAACAGTGTTGGTTTCCAAAACTGCCACCATATCGGGTTTTTCATTACAAACGCAGTATAGGATTGACCATCTAGTTTCTCTGTCACTTCATAATTAAACTTTTTAGTGTGTTCCCATTCAGAATCCTTAAATAATTGAATCCTATCTTCATCCGTCTTTGGAATGAACTTTGGGAATGGTGCCCGGTCTAGTGGCACGAATAGTCGACGCAAGCGGCGACCCCATGAATATCGGAGCAAGAACTTCGTTGCTCTGTTACGTTGCGTCTGGGACTCCCGCTCAATGGCAGCTCGCTCGCGGTCACCCTCCGGGTCATGTTTGCGTATGCCAATGACGTCGGTGACATCGTTGTCTTCTGAATATTTACCAAACTTTTTGGGGGGTAAAATATCCATTGGGAAGCAAATACCTTGAGAAATCTGCCTCTTTAACTTAATGGTTTTAATGCGGAACTTCCTAGGGCGTAAGAACTCAAACTCCTCCCGCTCTGGAAGAATAGAGTCGATCTCACAGTAGACACACAGATCGCCCACTGCAAACTCACCCTTTTTCACTACTAACTCCCACCCAAGTACCGATGCCTTCTCTATCGCGTCTGCACCTATGATAGGATCCAACGCCTTTATGCGTTGAATACTTCCTAGTTTTCTTGCCACTTAAACCCCTTCCATCCTTTTGCTAGTTTCATGAAATTTTCTCTTTCTTCTTTAGGAGATTAGGAGTAATGTATCTAATCTCTTTGTTTGTTATATACAGATTAGTTGACATTATCTATTGCCTCCTGTAAAATGGTATTTAATTCAGCTATTAGTTTAAGACGCTGTACTTTGTAATCACGATATGTTGCCATGCGGGGCACCATATTAATAACCGTTATGGCACGTGCTATATGCCACATTGTGTCGTGGGCATTAGCCCATTCTCGATATGTAGGTCTTGCCAACGTGTAGACGGCACTCAGCACTACGTCTTTTATACTGCCTTGATGTGTAGGATATTCCTTATTTCCGCCAGTCGCGTCATAAACTAGCGGTAGTAGTTCCGGGTCATAGGAGTTGAAATACTCCGTAACTATGTCCGGGCACTCTTCCCAATGTGGCAGTAATTCTTTTATCTTGGTTCTAACGAATGTAAGGACCGTATTCGTTACGTCCATGGATTTAACAATCCTGCGATGTGTACATACGAGCTTGTCTTCACCCTGAATCATATCCCCTGCAACATCTACCAAAGCCATGTTAGGTCCTGGGGCATACCCCATTGCGTCCGTTGGAATAAAACTGGCATGTAACCCAGAGCTACAGAGCTTAATTGGTGCAGTGTGTACTAACCATTCGTCCCTGTTTGGCACACGAGAGCCATCGCGAAGGCAGTCCCCGTAAAAATGATACGCCCGCTCCTTAAATCTTTCCACAAAAGTTTCACGGATTTGTTTAATTGCCAAGAGGTATTCTTTGGCGTATTTGTTGTCCCCGTGAACTTTTTGTACACGGGCATCGAACTCAGTGATACTGCCTTTCCAGCAACCACAGAAGATAGTGATGGTTCTTTTTTCAGCATTATACACAGCTGTGGTTTTGGTTTTGCGTGAGCCTATACGTGCAGTTACAATGACGTTACTGGGAAGAATAGCTCCGATAAACTCAGTAAATTTTAGATTAGCCAAATTTAGATCAGAGGTCTGTAAATTGGCGTCGGTAAAATTAGCACGGGTTAAATTTGCTCCCGCAAAATTTACTTTGTGGAAATCGGATTTTGAACAATCCGAAAAACTAAGATCTACTCCCTCTAGATTTGTACCCCTAAAATATAGACCAACTAAATCACGACTCCGTAAATTAGCATCTTTTGGACCAACCCTATGAAAGCTAGGTTTCTTTACCACTCATTCTCCTTTATAATGAAATTTTCTTTCTTACATTCTTATACCAGCTAAATACTTGACTTTTTTTGTGGAAAGGTGTATACTTAAGATAAAGTATATTTTACATAAACAGAGGATTTAAAAATGCAATTAGCCCTAGTTTCAACCGTCCACAGAGATGGTGATACAGAAGCAACAAATAATTTCGGTCTTACAATAGCAGGATTCGATGGTACTAACTACAACATAGTAAATGTCGACAGCGATGGAGCTCTACAAACCAGTGCCGTGCAAACAAAGGTCGAGGGGGAGATAGCAGGTTCCGCATTTACTTCCGCTTTCGTAAGTCTTCTAACCGCACCAATAGATGTTGACGGTTACGACCGCCTAGTTATAGGACTAGACTTTGACGCGAATGCAGGAACAACGAATGTTCTCGAGATAAAATGTGGCTTGGATGCCGCTGTACCATATGTTTACCCAATTGCGGCCACTAGTTTGTCTACTACGGGGGCGAGTGCTCTTACCGTAGCAAATGGTATAATTTCTATTGTGGCTGACGCTGATCAGTTCATAATAATTGATATCGACCTAAAAGGATTTACTCATATGGACATCCTTGGTAAGTATACCGGGGGAACTGGGTCTGACATTAATGATGGTTTCTACATTTTAACAAAGAAATAGAACAATGTCGACGACACTTAAAAGTGGCAATACTTGGTCGGATGATATAGTTTTTGATGCTATAATTGCTTCCAGGACGGCATCTAAAAGAGGGATAGATAATACCATTATAGGTGAGTATTATTTTAACGCCCGTTTCCTGTTTGATAATGTAATAACTCCTCTATTAGAAAAATACAAGGAATTGGAGATTTCTTCTTGGTATCGTTGCCCAGAACTAAATACGGCAGTTGGGTCTACAAACCCCAATAGTCAGCACACTAAAGGTGCTGCCGTAGATTTTATAGTGCCGGGGGTTGAATTAGAAGAAATCTGGCTCTACATTAAATACACGATTCCAGTGTTTTCTCAAAATATATTAGAGAGTTCATGGATTCATATAGCTTATCTAGAGGATGACGAAAGGAAAGAAACCTTTAAGTTATGAAGTATTTTATCATAATAGTTTCTACCCTGATTCTAGGAGGTATTATAGGCATAAGGTTGTCTAAAGATTTTAATCAACTTCAGGCACAAAACGCTACCTACCTTACCACTATAGCTGAAAAAGACTCAATTAATGCTTTATTGTCAGATAGTCTGCAAGTAGCTAATACTTTATCAACAACCAAACAGCATGATCTGGACAGCTCGTTTGCTGCAGCCGATATTCTTTTAGGAAGTAATATTGACCTATATAAACAAGCAAAATATCTTAAAGGTGAACTCGATAGAATATCTAGTCTTCAGACCCCTCCACAAATTATTTATGGGTCGGGAACTGTAAAAGATTTTCAACCTTACGGGGACGCGTGGTTACGCATAGATTTTAGCAACCCCAACATCGTTCTAGAAGACTCTATTTTCAAGGCAACGTTTGAACTAGACTACCAATTCAGATTCACATTAGGTGAGGTTCGTTTGTCAAAGATAGATGAGAATAACAACGTAAGAACCATAGCTAGTGTATGGCTGGAAAACTCTAATGGGGATAGAAAATATTTAAGTGACTTTGTGTTAAACGAAACCGTAATTAAAGTTCCCGAAAGCAAACTTCAGGTGTCATGGTGGAATCCATCTCTCCATTTTGCGATTGTACCGTATACACCGGTGATGGGTGGGTTAAGTTTTAGTTCTTGCTCATACGGACTTGGAACACAAGGCTCGGATGTTATTGTCTATTTTCCCACCATTACTTTAGCAACAAGTGGCAACGAAGGTACTGCCCCCGTTGGAGCTATATTAAATCTAGGACATTTCTTACCGCTGATTCACAATGTGAACTTTGGTATAAATTATGACCCATTTAGGAGAATGCCACTACTAACCGTGGGGACTACACTATAATGGATATAACTATTGTATTATTCTCTCTATTTAAAATAGCCGCCGTTGGTTTCCTTATGAAGTGGGCGCTGGGCGCCATCTTCAATCTAGAGATATACCAACTTATAAGAAAAGGCATCTTGGGGTTTCTAAATTGGATAACTCCAAATGGATGGAACTTCAAACATGATTCACTTAAACCTTATATAAACATAATTGTAAACATCATAATCGCTTTTATGTTCCAAATGGATTTTGCAGCCGTATTAATGGGTGGAGAGAACCACGTATTAAGTATCTTTTTAACAGGTCTCGCCAACGGTTCGGTTGGTAGTTGGTTCAATGACCTATTTAAATATTCCAGTAAAATGCGAGAACTTGCGGTCAAGAAGCAAGAAACAGAAATAACAAAACCACAGCGACCAGATGA